TCGAATGTTCGATGTTGCTGCAGAAGCAGAGACAAAGGACCAGGAAATCACTCAAGAACACATGAATGACGTCCTGGGAGCTGTGGCAGAAGATGTCAGCGAGTTACCTGATTTCGTTCCTGATGTTCTCGAGGCATGCACCACGCAGCCAGCTTTCTTGCCCTTAAACGAAATGAAGTTTGAGCCAATGCCGACTTCCGGGACTCTGCGCATTCAGGCGCATGAAGGGAAGATATACATTCGATCAGACAGCTTCAGTCATCAGATCGGCGTCTGCAAGCGTGGCACGGTGTTAGATGAGCCATTCATCGTGCGCGATCCATTCCCAAGCGCCCACGCATACAACGAAGTTGTGCGCGGCAAGGGGTCATGCCTGGGATTCTCAGTGTTCTGCCATAACAGTGCCATCTTAATGCTCGCTGACGGAAGCGGCATCATTGAACCAATTGAAGGTCATGACCTTCATAAGTGGGGCTTGAACATCGAGGTGACTGGCAACTCCTACACAACGCGCGAATCAACAGCTGACGTGGTCATCAGCAAGTATGAGCTCCTCCGACTGCTGCCAGATCTCGACAGGGAACGAATCTTTTACATCAATCTTTCGCTGCGTGAAGACAACTACGACACTGGCTTCTTTACGGATTCTGCCTTGAACCAGGGTGCATCACCGTATACGAAGCAGATAGCCGAGCTTCATTCACTAACGCGTCAAACTCGGATCGACTTCTTCGACGGTGTCGGTCAGCAGTATGCAACTTATTTATGGAAGCAACCCGTCAGTGAGCGAAACTGCTACCTTGGCCACTTCGACGCAGGGGCAATAACCAGTGCACTTCGGAGATATTCCAAGCTGATAGACGGCAATCGATACCTGCCTGCCCCTTTCAGAGTGTTGCCTGGTCGCACAGATCGCGGGTCAGTTCTCCGTGAAGCAGTGGTGTTCCCATTCACCTCAGCCCCAAAGAACAAGTCTGGTTATCACACCTTCGATTGCGAACGTGACCCAACGCCCGAACTGCTGCATATGTCAGATTACCATGGTACAATCCCGGAGCAGTTCCATAGCCCGTATAATCAAGGAACATTCGAGGCATTAATGCGGATCGATATTTTCAAGTCAGTTTACTTAGAATCGGTGTTGGCCTCGAAAATAACTGGCCGGTCGGGACATTTCTATGACAAACATAACCATGCAGGTGTCGCCTGGTCCAAGCACAAAGCAGGGGCAGCGACATGGTATGTGTGCTATTATGTTGCAGGGGAGCCCATCGAGTCATGTGGCAAGTGGTCGCTCATAGACGAGGCGAACGACATCTGGCAGTCTCCGACCATTAAGATGTCAGCAAATGATCTGCAGTATCAATTAGTGCTACCCTACCGCTTCCTGACGCTCATAATGGGAACACTTGCAAATACGACACCACGGGAGCGTCCTGCGATCATTCTGTCCCTATCCCGCATGTTGGCGATGATACGTTACTCCTCCTGGCAGACGAGCAGCCTCATGGGCGACATGCGTTTCCTCACACTTT